ATTTCCAAAATAATAAGTAATACCTAAAGAAATGTTTGTTGATGCAGTTGTTACTGCTAATGTATAACCACGACCATTTGCAGATGTTTGAATTGTATTTAATTGCGTCTGAATATTACCTGATACTCCATCAAGAAAATCATATTCAGCATTAGTAATCAAACCTGATGATATTCGTGTTGCTGCTATAAAACCACTTGCATCTTGTTTACTATTTAATTGTGTTTGAATCAAACCTGATACACCATCAAGATAATTAAATTCAGTATTATTAATTAAACCAGTTGCAATTTTAGTAGCATCAATAGTTCCACTAATATCTGCACCTGTAATATCACTACCAGCAGTAACCAATCCTTTAGAATCGTAAGTAATCTTAGTTTTTGTTGCACCTGATATCGCAGAATTTTTAGCAACTGCATAAGTTTGAACATAATCTGTCAAATCTTTTTGGTCTGTTATTGTACCTGATATGTTTCCCCAAGTAGGTGGTGTTGATGTTCCACCTGAAATTGCTGCATTTGTCCAACCTGATGCACCATACTGCAACACCTGACCATTAGCACCAGTTATATCTTTCCATAAACCTTCAAAATTATCAAAGTATTTAATGTTCATAATTAATCTGTTATAATTTGTCCAGCACTTGAATTCGCAATTAATGTTGCTTTATCTGTTACACCTTGTCCAGTTGGTGGTGCTGGTGGTGTATTACCACTTAAATCAATAATAAAACTACTACCATTCCAATTTTCAGCAACTGCTTGATTTAATACAGAATTTACATCACTTGAAGTTAAAAATCCATTATTAAAAGAAAGTGTTCTATCTGCTATATTTGTAAATTGTTTGATATTTTTTATCAAAGTAACATTCATATTAACTACATATAGATATAAAAATGCTGGTGGTGTTAATAATTCAATTTCTATAATATAATTATTAGAAGTTGCATAAGTATGTGTAGGTAGTGAAATAGAACTTGTATTGTATGTATCTGATGTACCATCACCCCAATAAATTTTAAAATCATTTGAAGTAGTATATTCAAATGTTATATCACCACTTGAAATTTGATTTCCAAAAAATCTAAAATTGAATTTATCAGATTCAGGATTTGGTAATTCATATGTTGTATAGATTACACGAAGCAATTGTACTTCACAAATATTATTATCAGCATAATCAATAATCTTTATTAATCTATAAAGCACACCATCAAACCAAATGAATCTTCCAAAATCAAGATTATAAATATCTTTTTCTGTAAACTTCATCTTGCACGTAACTAATCTTGAATCCTTATCTGTTATTTCAGCCATATAACTGGAATAATAAGTATTAAAAAGATTATTAGATAATGCACCTGAAACTAAAGCAAAATATAATTCTTTAGGAATGCCAAAATTCAAATCAGCATTTGGAACATCAGGGTCATCAAAATGCCCAGCGTAACAATATCGTGTTTGTGTTGAAAGTGTTGTTGTGTTATTTAATATTTTATATGATTCAACACCATCTATAACTTTTACTTGCAAAATCCTAATCACAGATTCAACTGAATCTTCAACATTGTTATTTAATTTAAAAATAGTTGAAACGATTTTATCACGATTTGCATAACCAACTAATGGTGTTGGTGCAAATATTACTTCTGTTGATTCGGTATCTTTTGCAAATTCAAGTTGATTATCAAATGTCCTTGTGCCATATGTTTCATTGTATTGCTTCTTGTATTTGTCATTATAATAATCAGTATCATCTTTATATTTAAACGTATAATACCTTGCACTCACTTCAGACATCGGTTTAATCTTTATTACTTGACTTCTATCAACTTTATCCGACCAATCTAAATAACTGCTTCTACTTAAATTATAGAATGATACATTAGGTTCAATAATAAGATGCCTATCAATTAATTTATCTTCACTAACCATCAGGTTGAACATCTTTAAAATTGATGTGAAGAAATCTTTTTGTAATACGTTCTTTGGCAATAAATCATTCATTCTGATTGTATCACCTAACTGATATGGTATATTTTCTTGTCCTTCGTTTTCAATTAATATACTTGAACCTGAATTGATTTGCAAAGTTGCAGCACCTGAAAATGGATTGTAATTAATTTTATAAACTAAAGAAAAATTATCATTTGAATTTAAAGTTATAACACCAGTTGAAGTTGCATTGTATGTACCAACATTTGCTTGAATATTACAAATAGAACCAGCATTTGCATTAAAATATATAAATCCACTTCCGTTAGTTCTTGTGAATGTATAAGTTAAAATGATAGTTACTTTAATTGTAATTGGACTTGTTCCAGTATATTGAAATGCACCAGTTGTTGCATTATATGAAATGTTTGCTGCTAAAGTTGGACTATTAAATAAAACATTCTTTGCATTAACATTCCCAACATTAGGTGTTATAATTTGATTTGTATTCGTTGCACCTGATACATAGTTAACAACATCTTTTCTTGCTAATGCTTTATAATTATTTGGAACAATTAAACGCTTGAAGAAATTTGTATTAAAGAAATCAGATGAATAAGTATAACCAGCATCAGTTATTATTTTAGTCATTAATTCCTTTACAAAAAATGCTGGTCGTAATGCTTTAAACTGATAATCTTTTTTTGATGTACTTACTGATTGTATATCATAACTACAATTGCCATAATCAATTAATGGATAGATATAACCCTTTCCAAGCACTTTATTATAATTGATTGTAAAATTGCTATCTGTTTCATTTACTAATGTTTCAGCAATAGTTAATTCAGTATAACGAATACCACCAAAATTGATAGGTTGGATAAAAATATTAGTAATGGTAAATGTGTTGTTGTTGCTTGTAGTTCCAGTAATTGAAAATGTTGCACCAATTTCAAAATTTAATATAACACCTGATATTCTTATTTTTTTAGTAGAAGAAGTAAATGTTGTTGTTGAAGTAATATTGTAAGTAACAACACTATCCCAAGTTGTTAAGATATTAGCAATGGTATAAGTATGGTCATAGTTGCTAAAATCCAAATCATCATTTCCATTATCGTTATCAGTTATCTTTTTAGCACCAACCTTTGAAACAAAGCCACCTAATTCACCAAACAAAGCAACTTCATATTCTACGTTATTACCATCAATAAAAATTTCAAGCAATCTAATTACACCTTTGATAACTGGTAAACCATTTACTTCAATTCTTGCCTTTGCTGATTTAGATGCATTGAAATTATATAACACATTGCTTTGTGAATCATCAGTAAAATTGCTATTAGAAAATTCAAAAATGTTACCAAGCAAACGATTATTATTTGCAGTTGCTGGTAAAACAATTGTCTTTGTAAATGAAGTTGACTTACTATCAAGATTATTTAAATCATCAACAGAATATGTTATCTGTTGTGAAAAATCTTGCTGAATATCAAGTTCATAATTTTCAATAAATAATCTTGTCATCTTCTGTATCCGTATCTTGTTTGATTCATAGCAATATCTATTTCTAATGCTCTTAATCCATTGTTGATATTCTTTGAATATTCGTAATTGTTATTAATAATAGAAACTGGATAAAAATTATCATCAAGTTCCATATAAATCTGTGGTGATATAATTAGTTCAGCCAACCATTGATAATCAATATCTGTTGGATAATCATAAACTAAATGATATTTCCAATTAATTTTACTGCCATAGTTAATTGATGATTCAGAATAAACATTATTAGTATCGTAATAATCAACTGAATTGCCATTAAAAGAATAATCACGCTTTGCATATGTTTTGCGTTCAATGTCTAATGACAATCTGCTAACCAGTCTAAATATAGCAGTTTCAAACATTCCAAATGCATTGATGAAATGCAATGATATTGGTGTGTACTTAGTATTACAATCAAGATAAACCCTAATCTTATCTGTTAATGGTGAATAAAAACTAATTTCATAATATTTTATATCATCAGCAAGATTTCTTGGATTACCATTAAATGTTTTATTGCAACTGCGACCACCAACATCAAATTGCATAAATTGATTTCCAGTTGGATTTTGATGTATTGAAAAACCACGTGAAAATGCTAAACCATTATTAAAATTATATGCTTCAATAACTGGATTTGGATTTTCATATGTTGCTTTTAGTGGAATGTAAATCTTGTTAGTTAGTGTACCACCTCTGATATTAAGTTTATCACGATTAGTCATAAACTTATTATCATAATCTGATAACTTTATTTTTCTTCTTTTTGTTAATAATGGAATAAAATTATAAGCAGTTGTATTTCCTGATGCAAGATTTAATGTTGTTAAACCAGCATAATCTTCACCAACACTAATTTGATAAGTTAAACCAATTTGTCCTGATGTAGATGGTTGACAAATATTCAAAAATGCAACATCTTTAGGTTGAAACCAATCGTATGTAATTTCATTTCGAACAACTTGTGATGCATTAAAATATCCTTTGCCAGTAACTGGTTCAGGAAATACTTTTGTTCTTATAAGTTGCTGACCTTTGTAATATACATCGAATACATATTTAAAATCAGTTTGACCTGAATTCGATGAAGATGCAACGTGCCATAAATCATCCTGAATTGATACTTCACCTGAAGGTGATACAAAACTTAATGCCATTATCTAAATAATTTAACTGAAATATTAACTGCAAATTCATCTGCAATTCTTTTTTCTAATCCAACAAAAGATTGGTCTATTGGTTGTTGTAAAAAGTTAGTTGTTTTGATACCAAATCTTTTAATCAAATACATTAACTTATTTACTTTTAAATCAATCAATGATAACTTTTTTACTTCACCACCAACTGCACCATATTTTCTTACATCAGAAACACGAACCTTTGCTTTTCCTGATTCAATGTATCTTTTAATGCTCTTTCTGAATTCGCCATTGCTGGATGTCTTTGCTGGATTATGATATGAATATGGTGATGTTGGTGCATTCTTACTACTTCCCCAACCTTTAACACCTTTATCAACATACTTAGCATATTCGACAACGTGAATATTCAATGTCTTGCTACCATCATTTTCTTCAACTAAATCAAAATAAAGGTTTTCATCTGACTGCATATCACCTGAAGCAGTAACCTGATGTGTTTTAATTGATGCAACAAGATTAGTTTTAAACTTATTAGCATATTCTAATAAAATCGCATCAACACCTTTCATATCAACTTTTTGATATTGTGTTGTTCCAGTTTCATTTAAGAAATCAAGATTTATCTTTTGTGATTTATTTATGTCCATACTTATTCATCATTTTTTTTTCTTGTGCATTATCAATTTCACGTTTCATTTTTAAATAACTTAAATCATTCAGGAATTGAAATACCTTCAGATTCCAAACTTCGTTTATGCTGATATTCTCAAATTCGCTAACCATTTTCGCATTATATAACCATCCATAACTTCTTGTAAATTCGTTAGAATCGTTTCCATCTGATTCTGATTCGTTGAAATGCTCCTGAAATAGATAGGCGAATTTTGTATTGATTTGCTGAAAACTGCGTAAAAAAAAACACACGATTGATAACCAGCAGCAAAATCAAACTGCAAGAATTGATTCGCCATCTTGTTATGATTTAATTCAATGTTCCTATCTATAAATCCATTTATTGTTAATCTAACTGGTGTACACATCGTTGCTAATATCAGATGCATATTGGCAATGATGTCTTGTGAAAATGTAGCAAGTTCAACATACTTACCAGCATTCATTGGTGGTTTTGCCAAATCATAATTCAATCTGTACCAACTGCCATTCATTCTGATTATTGATTTAGGTTTACCTTGTTCAGATTTAGCATTGAATTCTTGAAACGCTTTATTAATGTCATTAACAAGTTTTTTCTTCTTTTCATCATTCATCTTGTTTACATCTTCTTCTGACTTGCCAGTTAAACATTGTACCAATAATGTTGACTTTTCACCTTCAGTTCCTTCAATTTGACTGATGTTATAAAGTTCCTGAAACTTTTCAATGCTAATCTTCATACTATATAATGGATTTTTTTTGAAAAAATATATTAAATAAATCGGTAAACACCTGAATACTTATGCTCATTCATACATTTTACTGCCAATGCTAAAGCATTCACACAATCATCGTGAAATCCTGATGGTGCATTATACCTAACACCATTTGATGTAAACTGATACTCAAAGATATCAAGTTCTTCTTTAATTGCACCTGAAGGATAGAATACTTCTTTCTTGTGTATTTTAGATGCAAGTAATTCCATCAATTGTTGTTTGCTTGATGAAGTATACTTAAAACCATACATTGAATTAAAATGCTTTTGCAAATCTTCTGTGATTGCATCACCAACACCAGTTGAATCAATTACAATTGGTTTGTTTTTATCTAATTTAATTATCTGTTCTTTCGTTGAACCCCAATCTTTTTGGAATCTCTCATAGTGTGAAACACAACCATCAATATCAAGACCAATAATAACAGACCAGTCAAATGATTTTGCCAAATCAATTCCAAAATACATTGCTTCTTTGTTTGATTGTTGTCTTACACAATCATTAATATGCTGACTGCCGAAAGGATTCGAAGCATTTTCCATTGCATCTGCAAGATATTCTTGCTGAAATACTGCTGTTGGTATCTGATTTTGAGCATCAAGTATTTCATGTTTATCAATATATGGATTATCGAATGTTGTAAACTTAAATGATTCCCAATCTGTTTCATGTGAAACACCTTTTAAAAATAGCGAATAGAAATAGTTCTTTCCTTTGGGTGTTGATAAAAACAATGCCTTACCAATATAATCGGTTAATGTTGGTCTGATACTATTTAACCAACCATCTTCTAAATCAGGAATAAATGATGCTTCATCAATTACTACCAAATGAAACTTACGTCCACGTAACGCATCTAATCGTTCACCAGTAAAAAACATAACCTGACCATCATTAGGAAAATTAATAATCAAATCCGATTTGTTATTTTCGAATGGAACAACTTTGATTAGTTTAGAAAAAAATGTTTTGGCTAACTGGTAAGTTGGAGTAATATAAGCAACTAAATGTCCTTTCAATGCTTCATTAATTATTTCAATCTGCGATAATTCAGATTTTCCGAATCTACGACCACAACACACAACACGATATCTTGATGTACTATCAAGAATCTTTTGTTGATTAATATGTGGTTTAGGTAATTCAATTCTCATAGAATCGTTTTACCTTCTATGTAAACTATCTCAATTCTGTTGTCTGTAGTAATTTGAGCCGTTTCCTTTGGCTTTCCATATACTCGTGTTAGTAATGTATCAATAGAATATAAACTGCCTTTTTCAAGGGATTTCTTCATTGCACCAGCAATTGTTTTTTCCAGTATTGTTGCTTGTGGATTCTTATAAACATCGGCAAGTTCATCAATTGTCATTTGAAGCATTACTTGAATAGTATCATTAATTTCTGCAATGCGATATCCTGATTCACGAAGTAATGTTGTAAACTTCTTTGGTCTGCCATTTGGATTATTGACAACACCTTTTTTGAATTTATGTTTTTCTATGTTTTGTGGATTTGGCATCGCTATTCTTTCGCTATTTTTTTCAAATGTATATGTTTCAAAAATTGCACCTGATTTTTTATATCACCATAAACAATGTGGCACTTTCTACATAATGCCATAAGGTTTTCAATTGTATCTTTATAATCTGCACCACCCATTCCACGTGCATCAATATGATGAATATCAACTGCTTTTGCACCACATAATTCACACGGAATAAAATCATCTATTCCATATCCAAAATGCTGAAAATATATTTTAGTGTGTTTTTTCATTTTTCTTTTTAAATATTTTCCAGTCTACAAAATGATGTATTCTATTAAATCGAATCACAGTTTTTGCATATTGTGGCCATTGTGCTTGTAACATTTTAGATTTTAATAATTTTTTCTTTGGGTCATTCCCATTATATAGTTCAGATTGATTTCCACCTTTCATTTTATCAGCAGTTGAAACTTTATTAGCCATATAATATACACAACTTGCAGTTGTTCCACCATTATGCAATACTTGTAAACATAAATCAACATCTTCGTTATACTTTAATCTCCAACGATAAGGTAATTCATTTTTTATAAGCATAGCACTATAAACATGGCAATTTAATTTAAAAGGTTTATTTGGTGCTTTAACTACAAAATTTGGTTCTTCAAATCCACCAATATCAATATTATTTTTATTTACATAACTTTCTACATATAGTAATGCAATATTTAAATCAAAATACTTAATTCTTTTTCCATTAATCCATTTCATCCAAGATAAAATATTATCATCAAAAAGCCAATGATATTCATAACCAATAGATTTTGAATGTTCCCAACAATAATTACGTGCTGGATAACTACCTAAACCTAAATTACTAAATGGTAATACTAAAATTCGATGTTTCCCTAAAACTTTAATATAATCATCTGCTTCTTGTGGTTCTACTGCTACATAATAATCAAGATTTGATTTTTCAAAATTATTAGCAGTTAAAGGATTAAATGACCTACCTTTTGAAATTATGTAGATAGGGTATTCATGTTTACTTGCCATGCCATATTTCTTTTTTGAAATTTAACGTGTAATGAATGCAAATAACTTTCTGCTTCTTCAGGACCATCAAATATAAATACAACTCTTTGATAACCTTTAGAAGTTCCTATTGGGTCAAATTCTTCTGTAAAATCTAAATCATCTTCATTCATTGTATTTAAAATTGAACCTTTAGACCAATTAGGAATATCTAAACCCCATTCATTAATTTTTTCAGAATCCCAATTATTTGCCAAATCATCCCAATCCCATTCACCAAATCCAACATTGTCTTTTATAACAAATTCATTGCGTTGTTCAATAGTCCATTCATCTGCTAATGTAACCCAGTTTTCAGGAATATCTTTATAATTTAATTCTTGTAATGCCTTTAATCTCATATTACCACCAAGTGGATATAATTTGCCATCTGTATCTGTTACACAAACAATTGGTCTTTTATCCATCATTTGTGGAAAATCATTAATTGACTTTACAAGTTTTTGAAACTTATCATCTTTAATAATTCTTGGATTGTTAGGATTTGATTTTAGTTTACTTAATTTCATTTATATGAATTTAAAAGTGATTTATCAATATATTTTTCATTAATGTACCAATCTTCGAATGCACCAAAAGTACATTGTACATCAGGCATAATCAAAGTATAACCTAAATCTTGCAACACTTTTCTTGATGGTTCTACGAATGTAGAATCAAAATATGAATCTGTTTCATAGGTTATAATTCCAAATTCCTTTTTAGATTCCATTACACGAAGCAATGCTTTGTAAGTATTTAATGGTGGTTCAATGTCTAACTGAAGATAATCAAAGTACATTTGATTTATTTTAAAATAATCAAATGTCATAGCATCTGTAATTATTAATGGATTTTTTCTTTTTTCTGCCCACAATATTTCATTCTGATTATCATTATCAATGCTTAAACCTGACCAACCTTTTTCTTCAAGAAGATATGTGTTATTAATATAAACTGGATGCGATGCACCAATTTCAAGATATGTACCAATTTTATGGTTGGTCATATGATACACAAAAACATCTTGGTTTGCTTGACTATACATTTATAATTGTTTCTCTTGGCATTAATAATGAAGAACAAGTGTGGTTTGGTGCTTGTTCCAATCTGTAAGTTAAACCTAAACCCATTGCAATTGTTGACCAAGCCGAATAACAACCAGTAAACATAATTGCATTTTTAATTAAATATGCACCTTCTAAAAAATCACACGAAAAGTATTTAACATCAGTATTAAATTTTGAATTGAATAATAGAAATTCATCAGGATATCCTATAAAATATACTTCATCTGTGATAGTTCTTAAATATGCAACTTCTTTTGACCAATCAAAATTTGGGTCAGCATAATTTGTTGTGCGATTAATTACTGCATATTTAATGCCATTAATCATTGTTTGATTATCAGGTAGTGTTAACCAGCCATCTTTCCAAGAATTGTCAATTGGTATGTTTTGACCTTTAAAATGTGCTTCAACTAAATTTTGGTGATGCCCAGCGTGTACACGAAACTTATCTAAATCAATTGCATCACCAAATTTATAATCTAACCATTCAACAGAATCAATATAATCTTGCACTTCGATTAACTTCTTTATTGATTCATATCGTTGTTTATGGAATGAATGTATAATTAGTTTGCCACCACCCATTGCTTTAATAGTTGGAAGTGAAAAGATAATATCACCAGTTGCACCCCAGTGTGTAAAAATGTTCATATTGTTTTTGAATTATAATATCTGTATATCGTTGCAATCATTTCGCAAATACACGCTGGACAATTATCATTATAATGGTAATGTGGATGCTCTACACGATAAGCATCAGCAACTTCTTTTCTGATATGTGGATGAAAGTTAACCAGTTCACCAGTCTTTTCGTACAAATCATAAATGTGTTTATGAAGCAATAAGGTCTGCAAATGCTTTTCTTCGGGTAACATTAACATCGAAGATGTTGTATTTTCTTTTTGCCCATTCGTTGATTTTCTCGCCATATTCTTTTCTGATTTCAGGATTGTTGATTAGTAAATTTAAATGTTTATTCCAGTCTTTTTGATTGTATGCCCATAATACTGGTGCATCAAAATCATTAATATATGGTTCAACTGCTGAACATATAACTGGAATCTTTTTAACTGATGCTTCAAGAAGTTTTAAATTTGATTTTCCAGCACTCCAATCAGATGCCAACAATGGCACAACCATAATGTCTGCATTAGAATACATATGCATATACTTATCAGGTGAAGTTCCTTTTAATATTTCATATGGCAGTTGACGTGATGAAGTAAAATATCCAACCATTTTGTCCCATATAAACTGCGATAAATCATTTGAATTGTCATATCCACCAATAACCATTTTAATCTTATGTTGATGCGTTGATAAACGTCTGATTGGATTTTTTAAAATTTCTAAATCACCTTCGTGAGTAATACCACCACACCAAAAAATTCTTAATTTATCATCTTCATTTTTATCTTCAGTAAACTGGTGTTCACCAAATGGAATTGCATTTGGGAAAATATGAACATTAGAAT